AGCGATGTGATTGATGATGAATTATATTCGCATATTGAAATTCGTGGCTCAGAGGGTAAATTGAAAAAAGATTATAAAAAACTTAGAAAAAAATATAGGAAGAATATTAAAATAGGAGAACGAAATGATAACACAAGGAAAATACAGGGTTGAGTTTCCTGAAGAAATGACTCAGGAAGAGATTAACGCTATTAGAATTATGGTGGTTAAACTTCTTGAAAGAAATAATTGTAAGGTGGTTGAAGTTGAGTAACGAAACATTTTATGCCACAATTTCTTGGGATGGATATATTGATGAGAATGATAAGTTTGTATGGGGTAGTGATGGAGAAGTTCTCATCCAGAGGGATAGATTGGAATGGTTGATTGAGGGAATAATGGATTATTTTCAAAGATTTAGCGAAAGACATCCATACTTAGATTTGGCATCAAAAGAATCAGATAAAAAAGCACAAGACATAACAGATTTAGTAAAATCAGAAATAAATAGGAGACAAAATGAGTCAAAATGAAACACTAAAAATCAAAGCTAACACAGATAATATCGTAGAGTTTTTGTACGATACTCCAAAGTCAGGTACAAATAATTATGGTGCTTGGCATTTGTATGGCGTAAGAAACAATGGCAGAGAGGTTGGTATCTTTGCTACGGATTATCTGCATGATAAGTTACAGTATTATCGTAAAGGTGATGTTGTGAATATTCGTAAAGAAGAGGTAGATGGTGGTAAGATTGCTTGGAATGTCATTCCACAAGAAGGCACTCAAGCAAAGAACAGTAAAAACACTACTCTTGGAATTGACGATAGAACCCACGATATTCATAAACAAGTTTGTTTAAAACTAGCCGTAGATATGGTTGCTAGAAAATCAGAGTACGCAGTATTAACTGATGGTGAGCAAGTTATTATTGAAGCAAATATGAAAGCATTACTCCGCATACTGGAAGGTACTCCAGATACTCATACTAACAAAGACGAAGACAATTATCCTTTCTAGGTGAAGAAAGCATTATCAACAAAACTGGACAAAGCATGGGCAGACAAAGTAAAAGAATATGGAATGTGCGAGGTCTGTCGGAAAACGAAATCTCTGAATGCCCATCATTTCTACTCTCGCTCCATTAGGGTTGTTCGTTGGGATGTTGATAATGGTTTTTGTCTCTGCGTTGGATGTCATGTTTTTTCAAGTAAGTTCTCCGCCCATAAAACTCCTGCCGAGTTTGTCGAATGGGCTATTGAAAAGCGTGGCATCCAATGGTATGAGGATTTAAAGGAGCGTAAAAATAGCTTGATAAAATATCGAGATGATGACTATAAAGATTTACTACAAAAAATAATAGAGAGAACTTTTGACTAAGGAGAGCATAATGAGACAAATAGAAAAAATACAAAATAAAATTGAAGGCATCTGGCACTACACAGAGTTGGAGCTTTCTGACTACTCAACTATCGGATTGAAAAAACATCTTGATATGATAAGCAGTATAGTCAATGATATTCTGGATGATATAGAAAATTTAAACACTTGCACAGTTTGCCAGACAGAGGTATGTGATACTTGCCTTGATGACATGGCAAAGCAAGACTGATAAATTGCCCCAAGCAAAAATGATGACAGCAATGACCGAAGACCCGAAAGGTGAGGAGTTGTCGTTAGCGTTTGCTAGGTTGGCTACCTGTGGGGCAAAAAATTTGTTAAATGTTTAACAATTAGGAGAATACTATGACATTTTGGTTAGAGTCACTACAAGAAAATGCGTTTGATGTTTTTCAGGTAGTATGGATAGGTATAGCAATTTATTCTACTCATTTTTTATCCAGATGGTTCTGGACTAAATTAAAGGATGAGATCATAGAAGAAATAAGGAGAAATAAATGAAAGAAATATGGTCTGCTGAAGAAAAGTTTGGAATTGATAGTGCATTGTATGCTATCTTTGATAATCTAACTGGTTATCAATCTTTTCAATTACTATCTGGACTTATTGAAAATAACATAAAAGAAAATATTCCTAATCATATTTTTAAAAAAATCATGGAATATTCAAATCAAGCACAAAACAGAGGAGAGCATACCGCCTATGGCGAGGTGTCAAGTAAGGGGCTAGACAAATACGGAGAAGAGGAATGATTATGTTTGATATAGCAGAATGGGTTGCCAATGTACTTGTTCTAGGGCTAGGTTTATTTTTCTGGTCTTTGTTTTTTGCTGTGATGTTTCTTGTTATATCAGAACTAGTTACAAGGGTAACAAGTGAAAGTTAAAGATTTTTTTTCATGGTCAAAGAAAATGCAAGACGAAGAAAATCGTTTAATGACTGTTAAGGGAGAAGAGTATACTGTATCTGACGAAGACAAGTTCAAGAATTTCAAAAGTATAGGCGAAAGAATGGACTTACAGGCAGAGAAGGTGTGCCTTATTTATTTATTAAAACACATGGATTCAATACGGAATTATGTACTGACTGGAAGTGAAGTATCCGAAGAGCCAATCATAGGTAGGATACAAGATGCTAGAAACTATTTATTATTGTTGGGTGGTATAATTGAAGAAAAAAGGGCAACCAAAATTTGACTCAATTCAATGGGTCATAGATGCTCTTGAAAATCCTCTTATAGAAAAGAGGTTTAGGGAAAATCATAAAACAGACGAGATAAGGGCTGATGAGTCTTTATCTTGGTGTCCAAAGTGTCGCAGAAAGTGGAATATATTTGAGGGTAGATTATGGAGTTCTCCTGACATGAAACTATGGAAAGAAAAAATATGTCCAGACTGCGATTCCCCTGCGTAATAAAAAATGGTAAAATGAAATTGCTCGATAGAGAGCAGTTTGATAATGTTATATCTAAGCTACAGGGCGATTATTATATTGAACTAAAGGAAACAGGAGTACGCTCTGCTCCACAAAATAACTATTATTGGAACATTGTGCGGATACTGGCAGATGAATTGGGATATACTGAGAATGAAATGCACGAAACGATTAAGAATCATTTTGATATAGAAAGCACCAAAACCCTCTCAACAAAAGAATTTGCTAGTTTTATTGAGAGGTTAGTGCGTTGGTCTGCCATAGAATTAAATATTGTTATCCCTGACCCCTAAAATTCCTCTATTAAATTTATACTTGTATTCCACGCTCTGTTAGCAACTTGTTTGAATTGTGGTTCGTTATTTAACCTACACCACAAAAAAGAATCCTGCCCATCTGTCAATGTTCCATCATATTGGAATAAAAATGGCAACATACCCCCGTGAGTTCTATTTATTAAATTTGTGTAAAAATCATTTCCTTGGACTAATCCACCAACTGAGTATAAAGTTTCAGGAAAAACATCGGTGTCAGTAAGGTAACTAAAATTTATATCCCAAGTTTGTCTGCCAGTTTTCTTTATAGGATTAGGCGTTGTTCTGCTTGCATCTATATTAAATGGGTCTAAAAACCAATCTGCACCAGATAAAAAATTTGCATTGGCGTATGTTTGACCACCAATCGAAGTTTGTTTATTTACTCCATCAAATACAAAACCTCTTGTTAGTTGTAAATCTGGACTATGTGGTAATGATATTACCTCTCCTAATAAAATAGCACCTATTTGTATATTAGCACTATAGGTAACATCTGAAGGCTCTATTCTTATTCTCCATAATCTATTATCATTACTTCCTGCCCTATCGGAAAAAGTAACTAAACTCCAACCATTATTTGCAGGCGTATGAAAACCAGAACTAAAAGCAGAATTGACAATTTCTGTTTGGTTACCAACATCATAGGTATTTGAGCTAAAATTATCACTTTGCTCTATTTGAAACTTAGCACCTGCTTGTTTTAAATTGTGCCCTAATATAGCAACAAAATTATTATCTACATCAGAATCTGTGCTTAAATGAGTATCTACAGTTATAAATAAATCATCACTAGCTGTATTAGAATTTATTTGTTGTAAATTGCTAGGCTTCATATCAAACATACCCATTATATTAGAACTTGTAGATAAGGCAACTGAACCGCTACTTGCAAATGTAAAATCTGTACTATCAATTTTTCCCAATGTCAATGCATAATTTGCATAGTCAACATATACTTTAGGCGTTCCAATTCTTTGATAACTCATTATACTTCCCTCGCTTTAATTTTTATACTTCCACACGTTCTATTTATATCTGTTACTATAAACTTTAATCCCGACCAATTCCCAGAATTATGTCCAAAAGGAGTCTCTGGATACATATCAGAAAAATCAATTATCTCTCCCACATCAATATTGTAATACTCTGGATTAACCAAATTAAACTGCACTATTAGCTTTATATCGCCTAATATATTATCATAATAACTATAAAAATCATTATTTGGATTAGCATTTCCACCACTTGTACTAGCAGACATAGTTGGAGCAACATAAGCATCAAGATTTACTTCTAATATATTTTCTTCAGATTGAATATTATAATTAGTTCTTATTGTATTATTGCTTGATGTAACTGTAGAAATGTATCTATTTTCTTCTATAGCAGGATGTTTCTGATAATTTATATTCATTTTAGTTATTAAATCACTAAAGGATGAAGGGCTTACCGATACATTTGCTATATCTTGCTTAGTAAATGTAGTTGTAGCTGTCATAGACTGTTTTAAATATATATATTTTAATTTATTAGTTGAAGTAAACTTAAATATAAATCCACCTTCATATTGCAACTTTTCTAATATATCTTTAAGCGATATTGATTCTAATCTCCAGTATCTAATTAACCAATTTGTTTTAGCTGTATTAAAATCAGACCAATCCTCACCAGAAAAATTTGTTAGTATATTAGCATCTGAAGCGTCAACACCACTAAATGTATTTAATATTTCTCTGTGTGCTTCGTGTATTTTTGTAACTACACCACTTGCTCCTGAGTATGTTTTTGTTAATCCGTCGTTGCCTGCATATAATGTTTCAATTTTTGCTATTGATTCAGATGCTGAATTATGTTTTGCCTCATCTGTGCTTCTAACAGGAATTTTACACTCAGGCTGAATAAATGTTTCATACATTTTAAAATCAAAATCCACTGCTGTTATCTGTCTAGTTGATGAGCTAGGCATTTGTATCAAAACAGATACTTGATAAGAAATTGTATCTGTAGTCAACCCTTTTATGTTTGATTTAAAATCTCCAGATAATTGTGTTGTTTTAGATTCAGTTATTACACCACTACCACTAAAGTCTCCACTAATTGCTATTTCGCTACCTGACAAGTTAAACTGCCCAGTATCTAAAAAAGAAGCTGTGTAGTCAAATTGAACAACTTCTGAATATGAACCAGATGTTTTATCACTAATATCAACTCCTATTGATACTGTGTCGCCAGTAACTCCAATCATTGTAGCATCTAAAGTAAATTCAAAAGTAAATCCTGTTTTATATTCTTGTACTTCGTGCTGTACCTGAGGAACATTTGCATTAAATGTTTTTGCAAGATTCCAAGTCCTGTTACTATTTGATAAAGTTCCATCTGAAATACTGTAATCTAAATCAGAAGAAGAATTTTCATCGGTATCTATTGTGTTAGCACCATTGTCACTATAATCTGAATAATCAGCATTTTCAATAATTGAATTTGGTCTAACTTTATATTTTCTATGTAAATCAATATCTGTTACATTCGCAAAGCCATTTCCCAATGCAACACTATTGTTATTTACATCATCTAATGGTACAAAAATATCCGCACTTTTATCGTAAAAATGTAATTTTCCATCAGTAGCATTTTTAACATTTAAAGCAATAAAATCATCATTTTCAACTTTTTCTAATGGTGCTGGAAATAAACTTTTAGATTCACAAAAATCTGGAGATGATACTGTTGATGCATTTGCTGTATAGTCACCATAAGAAATTGGAAAAGTATTACCTAAAGGACTTTTAACAGTAGGAGTGCTAATAAAATCCCACGGCTTTCTTGATGATAAAGATAATGTAATTTTGTCACCATCGGTGCTAATTTCAGTTAATCTAAAAGCCCCAATTTGTCTTGGCGTAGCACCATTTACTTGAGACTTTACAACAACTTCTTGGTTTATATATTGATTGCTACCACCATACAATTCTTTTGAAATACTTTCTCCATTATAATTAAAATCTGCAATAGTAATAGAAATATTAGATGTTTTGGCAGTAGAGTTTTTTAAATCAATAGATTCTCTAATTGATGGTTTGTTTAATATAACCCCATAATAAAAAGTGCTTGAAACTGTTGTGTCCTTAAATGATAAATATAAATTACCACCCTGTCTATTTGGTAGCGTAAACAACCAATTTTCAGTTATATTACCAGTTTTTACTTCATTGCCAAAAGCCATTATGCAAGTCCTTGTGTAACTGTTTTATTTATTTCAGGTATTAAAGTATCTCTTACAAACTCTTCATTGCCTATCATATTGCCATTAATGTTTACATTTACTGTGCTTCCCACGTTGCTTTCTCCGTTATTTAATCTGGCGAGATTGTCAACCCCTACTTGTTCTACTACTGCCTTTCTAATAATAAACTCTCCAGCTTGTGCCATAATAGGTACATTATCTTGACCTCTTACTTGACCGCCATTAGCAAATCTTTGAATATCTCCATTTTCTTTAATTAATCCCCCAGTATGACCAGTAATAAATTTAAAAAATGATGTGGTTACTCCAAATGAACCGCCAGTAAATAAATTTAATAAAGCATATGTACCAGCTTGGGCTATCAACTCTGATGCTATCGCTTTTAAACTGCTTACTACAGCTTCACCCATATTTTGACCATTAATAGTTGCATCACCAAATGCTGAACTTAACTGACGAACACTCTCAACAGCAAATCTTTGTTCAGCATCTAAAAAATCTAAACTATTAGCATTTCTACCTAATGCTAATGTTGACTGCTCAACTAATTCAAGTCTTTCATTTAAAAGATCATTCAACAAATCTTCTGACTCTGTGCCTTTTACAGTTATTCCCCTTGCTTTTTCTAAATCAAATAACTCTTTTGTAAGTATTGCTATTTGTATTCTTTGCTGTATTTCGACTGCTCTCCTATCAAAAGCCTTTTTTTCTTCAGCGAGTGTTTTTTCTCTTAATTCCTGAGCTTTTTTTTCTGTTTCTAGTATATCTTTTCTATTTTTTAAATCTTTTTGGTCAGCTAAATCTTTATCCATTAAAACAGATATTTGTTTAAGAATAAATTTTATTCTTTTTTCTATTATTTTTAATTCTTCTTTATCTTGCTTTATTAAATCTTTTGATACAAAATTTACACTTTTTAAAATTCTTTCTTTTTGCTGTAAAAAATAATTTAAATCTTTTTCTAGCTTAATAATCTCCTCATCACCTTTTATAAAATTATTTACACTATTCGTCATTTGCGTAAGAGCTTTTAATAATGTATCTGTAAAGGGAATATTTTCACCTATGGTTGTTCCTAAATTAGAAACTGAAGCAGAAAACTCATCTAAAGAATCTCTTGTTGTTGGAAGTTCATCACCTAAATCTTTTACTTTTTTTCTAGCCGACTCCATTGTAGCCTCAAGAAATGCTTGTTTTTTTTGTGCATCTGTTAAACGCTCAGAGGTAATTCCTAATTTTTCAGCATAATCCTCATAGGCTTCTTCAGATTTAACAATAATACCAATATTATCAAGCATAAGTCTTGACTGCCTGCCTATACCAGTAACTAGTGATTCAACAGAGCTTGCAGTATCCCTGCCTAATGCCCTACCAAGTCTTTGTGCTATGTCAAACATTTCAGCCATCTCATCAGAGTTTGTAGTAACCCCAAGAACCATAGCATTATTTGCCTGTTGAAATAAATCAAATTCAGACATAGTGTTATTTGTAGCTTCTTGTAATTTGTTTAGAGCAACTTCAGAATCTTCGGTAGCCCCAGTTAAAGTATTGAATGCTATTTTTAAATTTTCAAGACTTGCACTACCTGAAATAAGCCTACCTATAGGTCGAACAATAGTTGTCATAGCAAAGCCAGCTAGTAATAACTTAGACCTTAAAACAGCAAAAGTTCCCCCTAATATTCTAGTTGTAACATCTGCTTGGTTATTTGTAGCATTAAGAGATTTCATAGCATTTCTTACTTGAGCAATAGCTATTCTATTTCCTTTAAATGCTTTAGTTAATACAGTTGTAGATAGTCCTAAATCTTTAAATGATTGATTATTTGCTTTTAATTGTATAAATAATCTTCTCATTGAGTCACTTTGTCTTTTAGTTGATTGACTATTTTTTTTATTAAAATCATTAATTTTAGACTGAGTATTTAATAATTTTTTAGTAGCATTATCTAACTGATTTATAGCCTTAGTAAGTTGCCCACTATCTCCTTTAAATACAATTTTTACTTCATTTTCCATTTTTCATTGCCTTTAATTTTTGCCTTTCTAGTAAATGTGTTAATAAAAAGGTTTTATCTACCCATTTTTTAGGTTGCTCTCCATAGCTTCCTTTATATGGAGATATATTAAACTGCTTTGCGTACATAAATCTTGATATATCTTTTTGTGCGTTTTCATCTAATAACATATTACTACAAGAAAAAAAGGGCAGTTGAGCCATCACCGATTCAGCGATATGCAAATTACTGCCCTCTTTAATATGTTGTTTTGTTTCGTCTATTAAAAGACGAATAATATCCCAAACTTCATCATCTAATGTAAAGGTGTGAGTTTCATACTTTCCATCGATTAAGATAGGAATTTGAGCCTTATAGGGGTATTCGTGATACATACACCCCTCACACTTTTTATCTAGTAAGAAATTTAGTTCTAATGTGAGGGATTCTATTCCCCCAAGCGTTGATGTTCCTGTACTGCCAAAGACAGTTCATTTTTTTCATCCTCGCTTAAAGACTTGATAAACTTATCATCAGCCCCTTCAACACCTTTACGAATCCAAGCAGTTCTTGCTTTTGCTAAGTTAGTGATGGCTACAATCTCATTACCTTCATACCTCATTTGAGGTAAGTCATTGCAATAATCAATATCATCCACAGACATTTCTTTTAATTTGGCTTCTTTTCCTGTAGATAACTTCATTAACTTGTCACATCAACAGTTACAAGTGGATTAGTTCCATTGTCAACTGATTTTAGTGCAATATCCAACATCATCATGTCTCCCTCAGATAAAGCAACATTAGTATAAACAGCATTGTCTATGTTAATGCCAAAAGCATTGTCATTTATAATTACAAATGAATCGCTTGTATTAGCACTTGTTTGAACATCGTAGTCATTAATCATTGTTTTAGTATTGGCATCATATTTAACTTGAGCTTCAGTACTAACGGCTATTTCAGCACCTCTACCAACTACTTCATATCCTGTGGTAGTAAGCCCAGAAAAAACAGCAGGGTGTTCTATGGTTGTTGAAAATGTATTCAAAACAACTTCCTTACCCATTGCTCTTATTCCAGTTCCATTTGAAAGTTTGGGAATATCTGTATTAGCGTAAGCTGTTATAGTAGGGCTTGCGGTTGATGCTAAATCTGGTTTTTTACCTGTTTGTAATGTAGCAGAAAATTTATACCTACCGCCTTCTGATGTAGCATCTGCAGATATTGAAAAACTTGTTACTACACATCCAAAAAATTCTAGACCTTGTTGGTTGGTTACGTCAGAAGGTTGCATCACGAGTGTTAATGATGAGCAATTATTGGTAACAGCCGCTCCATATCTTTGGTCTGTTCCGTTATGACCAGAAGCTACTATCCCATTTTCTGAAGCAGTATTATTAGTTATATTTTGCAATAACATCTTATGAGCCGCATCGCTATGAAGTGTACCCGATAAAGATATTTCAGGCACTCTTAATATACTGTCTTGAAAAAAATCTTCATCTTTAAATGTTCTTCCAGCTCCACTTCTTACATCAAGAACTTGATTGGGGTTTAGGGAAGGCATCTCTACAGAATCAACATCTAACTGTAGCATTGTAGAGCCTATTCCAGTATCTCCTGCATTAGTAGCATCAGATACAACTGCAACTTTCCACTCTTTTGGTGAAAAAACTTTTGCAGATACTGCCATTATTTATCTCCTTTTTTTGGTTTTGGGGCATCAACATCAAATAGATGCTCCAGATTATTTAAATTGCTTACTTCTACGCTTTTGCCACTTTGAAGTTCTTGCCAATCTTCAAATGAGCAACCGCATTCTTTCCAGCAATTCGGCAATTTATTGTTTTTATCTTTTAATTTAACTTTCATATCTCTTCCTTATTACTTTAAGATATATTTCCCATATATGAAGCTCGCCATTCCCATCTAATAACATTTAACCCTTCTATAGCTTGTTCAGCTTCTGTTTTTTCATTAATCCTAGCTGTATCGAATCTGCCATTATAAAAAGTGTTATTTTGATTGTCAAAAAACAATGCTTCTATATGTGATACTTGTCGAAGTATATGCTCCCAAGTATCCTTTTTTACCATGTTTTCTTTAAATGTATAAGATACATCTAAAATATATTCCCTAGTTTCTGCCGTTGCATTAAACTCAACAAGATCAGAACCTACTGGGTTAAGACGAATGGACTGGTTGCCCATGTCTTTAAAATTTCCTGTATAAACTGGGATACTACCTGCAAACTCATCATTAAGAAAAGTTCTGATAGTATCCAAAATCTTTGTCTCCCAGATATTAACAAAAGTAACTGGCATTATCTACGAGTCATATTAATAGAATATGGCATTCCTGTATCATCAACACTTTCATGTTTGCCAAAAAATTCTATTTCCCATTTATCATTTAAGGTAGCTGTATCTGCTGTATCTCCTGCAAACCTTAATTGCACACCACTTGCCAGAGTTTGATATTGCCCATTGATTGTATCTATGTAATCAGCAGTAGCTCCATTATTCATTCTCTCAGCTCCTAGATTGTCTCCATCCTTAAGCCATACGGAATATTTAGCAGTACCTAATGCACCTGCTGTTGTTATCTTTACCCCAACCCTATCATAAATATCGTAATAAGAACCTCTGGTATCTACTATTCTGATACTACCGCTAACAGATACTTCTCTAATCACCCCATGAGTAGCATCTCCACTTACTTGCCAAGATAGTTTGGTAGTGCCTTCATTTAAAGAAAAGATATTCTTTTCAGCTTCTTCAAATAGTGCATCTGCTATTTCTGATGTTGGCTGAGATGCCCTTATTAGAAAAGAACACGCAAGTAGGGCTGTTGTTCTTACTAGGATGTAATCGTAGTTACCATCTTTGTCTTTGAATTGTTTTCTGGGTAGTCTGCCGTCAAGCCTAGAGTCAAGGTACTTTTCAGCATTTGATATATAGCGTGTTTTTAGTGTTGCCCAGTCATCCCCAGATTCCATAAGCATATCATTGGGGTTGGTTGCACTATTATAATAATAAACTGCATCTAGCGTAGATTCGTAATACCATTCTCCATTAACATTCACCTCTCCGCTATTTGCTTCAGCATCACCTAAGTCTTGACCATTTGCAAAAAGTTGCGTAACAAGACCACAGTTGTCTGCCCTGTATAAACTACCGCTATGAACTACCCAGCCGTATATAGGAGTTTTTGTGTCAAATTCATCTATTGACGGAAATACATCTTTTAAATCTCTGTTTGTGCAATATGCCATGCTGTTCCTAACTTAATCTTTCATTGTTTTTTATGCAATAGTAATTTGTTAAACATTTAACTTTTTAGCTCTATATGGACTAAATCATCAAATCCATTGTCTTTAACTTCGCCATCGCTATCCCAGTCTCCACCCCATCTAACAGGTGTATTCAATTTTAAAGCAATGCCACGAATCATGCCACCCATGTAATGAAATCTATCTCTATCTTTCCAATCTATTGGGTATGGAGCTATATCAACTGCTTTGCCTTCCATGTGCTTTGAGTATTTTACTTTAGTAGCCCCTTTAGCAAGTAACTCTTCCTGTCTTTCGGCAGAACGGAGTCCTTCAATCACAGTAACATCCATTATTTTAATCAGTTCGTTAAGAACATTTACCAGTCTTGTATCCACACCTTTGAGTCTTTCACGACTCCGCTTGCCGAACTTGTACATTACTTCCTCTTCTTGCCTTTCATTAACTTACGTTTTTTCTTTGGCTTGGCTTTTCCGAATCCGTATCCTTTACCTTTTGGCATTATGCCCTCCTTACTTTTTTTGCAATTTTCTTTGTGTACTTGGCTCGTTGCTTACCTTTTGCAGATGCTTTTCGTTTCTTTCTGTTTTCATAAGCTTTCTGGCTAGGACTGAGACTTTTCCTAACTGATTCAGGTAGGTAACGACCACGTTTGCTTCTTGGTTTTTTTGAGTCACTTTTAGTTATGTATCCCCATTTTTGTTTTGTCCACTTCTTTAGACTTCTCTGTGGTTTCTTTAATGGCATTATTTATACCCCCCACCTGCTTTTTTATAAGCACGAGCTAACATCTGGGCTTTTCTTGCTGACCATTGTCCTGCTCTTCCACCTTTACTACCTGCCTTAATTCTATAGAAAAGTCTCTTTCTTAATGCTGGTTTAGTGTAATTACCAGCTTGATTAACTCTTGATTTTCTTCTTTTCTTAGGCATTTTACCACTTTACCTTATTTGCCCAATAAGCGGCACTCATTTTACCTTTGGCTATATTCTTTCGATGCCTTGCCTTAAATGATCTACGCCTTGCTTTCTGGGCTTTTGTTTTGGGTTTTTTACCAGCACCTCTAACACCTTGCTGACCGAATCTAATTAACTTGACTTTACTGCCTACTTTTGCAAGCACAACATGAGATTTCTTAGGATGCTTTGGAGTCCTTTTAGGTTTATTATAACCCTTTAATCCATACCTAGTTAATCTTGAGTCACGCTTTTTAGGCATTATTTACTTCCAAAAACCTTTGAAAAAAAGCCTTTCTTTTTCTTTTTACCTTTTTGAGATAATTTCTTACCTTTCTTTTTTTTCTTCTTGACATCTTCCATATTGTAAGCCATTACATTGTATGTAGGATGAGTGGTTTTTTCTACCTTTATACTATCTGTATTAGCGAGAGTTATTGTTAATAATATTGACAGCATTTTACTTTCCTTTAAATAGACCTTCTAAAACATCAGTTACAACATCGACCATCTTTTCAAAAAATATTTGTTCTTTATCTTCTGATACAAATGGGATGTCAATCTTCTTATTGATAGCAGTAGCAATCTTTTCTGTCATTTCATCAGAACCTAAATGCTTTACAGCTTCTTCTTTCATTTTATCTGCTTGTTCTTCAGCTAATTTTACAAGCATTGATTTTATATCCATCTTATTTATTTTTCCTTATATTTGTTACAAGTAGTATTATTGATAATAAAGCAACTACTATTTGTAATGCTTCATGTATTTCAGTTAATCCTATTGCATAGTTACTAAAACTAATTGCCATAATTTTTAAAGTGTCCATTTTAATGCTTTCCGCCACCATTAATTCTTCCAGATAGATAGCTTACTTTATCACTCAGATCATCTATTTCTTTCATCATTGATTCATGCCTTCTATTTCTCTCATCTGATTGCTGTTCCCCATCTCTTTGTATTCTATCTAATAATTTTAATAAGATTGATTCTACATTGGCTGTAGTGCCTTCTGCTTTTGCAATATCAACCGAAATTTTATCAAGGCTATCATTTTGTGCTGATTGTGACTTTATTAAATTTGTTATCATAAATCCAAAAAGCAGAGAAATGACCCCAGTAGCTCCTAAAGTGCCGTATGCTTCCAACATTGCTGTCGTGTCCATTACTCATCCCTTCCTAGTACCTTTGATAAAAGAGATTTATTAACCTCTTCCAATTCTTGTTCTTTGTATTTTTCTAATCGACTTACTCTATCATCTAATAACTTTTCATATTCGATTAGACTTTCTTTTATATGTTCTATTTCGTTAGTATTATCAGCAATGTTTTGCTTTAAAGTGTACCAAGCCCCAGTAAGAGTAAAAACAAATAATAATATTTGAACTGCCCATTTAACTGATATATGTATTTGCAATTCATCATTCAATGGTTTGCTCATTTAACTTCCCAGCCACATACTGACCAACCAGAATCACACCCTATCAACGTAACTATAAGTAACAGGAATATTATAACTCGTACTGATAACTTTAAAATCTCCATTTTCCATTTTTTTTATCGTTTTGTTCATAACACCATCCACAATGCCATCGCTGTTTCTACAAATATATCTGATACTGTATTGTATGCCCATTTTTCTTTAGTGCCGTATGTTTCTTCATCGCCTTCTATAAGCCATTCAAAGACTTCCCACAATACTCCAAGAATAAATACTCCAAAAACACACCAAAAGGCACTCCAATCCATCCATTGAAATAATTTACAGAAAAATGCTCCTGCTCCAATGTGATATGCAGTCCAGTTGTCTAATTGACCAGTTCTAACTTGCCAATCAACTAATTTACTTATAGGGCTTTTCATCTTTCCACTACCTTATTATTTACTAATTTGTGCTTTACAATGTCAATACGCCCATGATTATCAGAGTCTTTTAATTTTTCACACTCTTTAACATATTCTTCTTCAATGGTCTTAAAGCTGTCTGATTTTTTAATTATCTCTTTACCTACTCGTAAAAAATACTTTTTACTGCTAGGATAGGTTAAAGAAAATAGCGTACCATCATTAAGCTTTAAATTTTTAGTCATACCTTGCTTATTATTAAGGTGAATCACAATATCATTATCATGGGCATACCTTACAATCATTCTACTACTTCATTCTCTACTTCTTCAGGTGCTTCCAATGATGTACGGAGTAAGTTAATAAATGCTTCCTTGCCAACAGCTAACTGGTCAGCCATAAACTGATTCGTATTCTGCTTGTTTTGTAAATCATTTATATGGTTTACCATCATTTTCTGTTCATCAGTCATATCTTCAATAACATATTCTTTATCATCGAGATTCAAGACTGGCTTCTGTTCTTTTTCTTTTTTAGCCATTATTGACTCCTTGTGTTAGTTAATTATTTTTTTTCTAATACTGAAATTCTATTTCTTAATTCCTCAATCAAATTGCTTTGTTCTTGTATAGCCTTTACTAAAATTGGCACAAATTTACTATACTTTAGCCCCATTTGTTTTCCATCCTCACTATGACTTGAAACTAAATTAGTTTTACTACTTTTATTATACCCAGCTTCCATTTCAAGGGCTACTACATCCTGAGCCTTAAAACCTATATCCAGCCAATCTTCCTTGTGAGTGCCGTCTGGAGTCTGTTCAAGTAAATCATAATCTTTATCAGTTTTATCGCCATATTTAGAACGCTTATCCCACTTATAAGTAACGGGGGATAGAGCATTAACAAAGTCTAATCCTAAATCAAGAACCTTAAAATCCGTTTTATCACGAGCATCCGAGGCTATTGTCCAATCTACCTGTACATGAGCTTCACTAATGTTTTCATCGCCAAGCACAATCTCATTACTACCAGTACTTATAGCCCCACCGGGACTTCCTACAAGTCCTGCATCCTGTCCAAGAAGTAAATTATTTGAGCCAGATGTAACTGCTCCCCCAGCACTTTGCCCCATAGCTGTATTTGCACCGCCAGTAGCTTGTGATAAGCAAGCTCGACCAATTGCAGTATTGGCATCTCCACAGTTAGCAGATAACGCTAAATATCCTAATGCTGTATTTTGAGCGCCATCGTCAGTGGCATCGCCTGCATACCCTCCTATCATAGTGTTTTGTCCGCCTGTATTAATTGTTGCACCCGCTTGATAACCTACAGCCGTGTTTCCTGCTCCAGATGTAATTGCCGCCCCAGCCGAATATCCTATAGCTATTGTTCCATCAGCCGAATCGTTATTAATTGCCGCTCCAGCATCATTACCTATCAATACCATTTCATCTTGAGTGGTCATTGCAACGCCAGTACCTCGACCTATTAAGACATTAGAATTTCCTTGTGTAATGGAATCACCAGATTGATAGCCTATTGCAGTATTGTGGCTTCCTGTCGTGATTGCTAATAAAGCATTGTACCCTACTGATGTATTATTACTATTATTATTGTTGGCTACTCCTCTTCCTGCGGATGCTCCTACATGTGTATTACCGGTACCAGTCGCATTACCATGACCAGCCCAAATACCAAGTCCAGTATTCGATGCTCCACTTGTATTAGATGAAAGCGACTCTCTTCCTATAGCAGTATTGTCATTACCTGTAGATAATAAAAGAGAATTATATCCTACAGCAGTACAACCATCGCCAGTTTGATTTGCATTTAAACTTCTATAGCCGACAGCAGTATTATATTGTCCTTCAGTTAATGCATAAAGGGAAGAACCGCCTACCGCAACAGTTCCATCAGCATCAGCAGTAGCATTACCATTTTTCATGGCATCGTCACCAATTACAACACATATACCAGCACTTGTAGATGTCATTAAGGCTTGATTTCCAATCGCTATGTTATTATGTCCATCCGTCATAGCTTTTGCGGCGGCATTACCTATCACTGCGTTATAACTACCTGTACTAACAGCTAATAAAGCATCTGAGCCTACGCCAACATTGCTACTATTGCTGTTTCCATGTGAACCTTTACCCGCATTTGAACCGACAAAGGTGTTGTCATCGCCAGTAGCGTTATTTGAGCCTGCCTTGTGTCCGAAATAGGTGTTATCTACACCACCCGATGCAATGTCCTGACCTGCTAAATATCCAAAGATTGTATTTGCACTTAAACCATCTGAACCACCAGTACCGCCACTATCATTATTTGTAAGTGAGATTCGGGAGTTGTCATCAAGTTTAAATCTTATAGCTTCACCACTTCCAGCATAATCTGTAGAGGATGCAAAGTTTAAACTTCCATCATGGTCAAAATAATGTTTTACAGCGTTATTAGCAGTATAAACAGTATAAAATTGAGTAGCTTGATTGCTACTTGTAGAGTCTCTTAATATTAAAGCTGGTGAAGCACCTTCAATAGTTAAGTTTTGTGTAAATCCTGTTTGTGGACTTGCTCCAATCCCGACATTGCCAGTAGATGCAATCCTCATTCTTTCAGTTGGAGCTGAAGAACCATCAGCGGAAGTTTTAAAAAGCAAATCTGCTGGCATATCTGTGCCTTGAGATGATGTTGCCACGCTAGTAGCGTTTATTTCAGCACCAGCCCTATCATGCGCTCCATCAAACCCAGTAAAAGACAATGAACCTAATATGTCTCCACCAGCAGTATTAATTGCTGACCTACTACCAGCCGAACCTCTTGCCTTTGCAAAATGCAATGTAGGCGGAGATGTAGCATTTGAAGAAGATTCTATTGTAATGTTTCCTATAGCACCAGCCGCACCAGTTGCAACATGAAGTCCTGTGGCTTGTATTGCAGATGTTACTGAACCAATATTGACATTATCAGAAAAAGTAGAGCCTGTTGAAGAATTAAATGTAACAAAGTTAGTTCCATTATCTTTAAATCTTATATCACCACCATCTGCATCAAGGTTTATATCAGATGTGGCATCAATGGTAACATCATCACCACTGCTTATAGTCAATGCACTGCTATCAGATATAGTTGAGCCAGATAAAGTAATATCGCCAACAGTTACATTAGCACCAAAAGTAGCATTACCAGTTGTATCATCAATCGTTAATCTGGTAGTATTATCTGTTTTGAATATTATATCTCCACCAGTAACATCACCTG